AGTTATCTTTTGAATAACCTTACTTGTTACTAGTATTTCAGGCTTAACATGGAAGTCTTGGACTGTTACAGTGTCACCAATTGCTACTATTTGGTCATGTAATGGGCTTACAGTGTAGTTAAAACGTGGGTGATTAAAGATACCCATCTGTTGCTTAGCCCATTCTAACAAGGCTTTAGGCTCACTTAACAGGTTGTTAGTGATAGTACCTTCTAAGTACACTGGTTGTTGCTGTGAAGCACCGATTGCGTACATTAATTGGTTAGCATCATCATCTGTAATGTATTCTAAACCGTTATTAACAGCACCAATATGACCTTTGCTTAGGTCTTTATCATCTGTCTTACCTGTTACGTACAGTTTCGTATAGATAATGTCTGATACTTCGGTAGCGGTCATGTTTTCAAAGCCTTTAGCCCCGCCATAACGTATTAACTCACCATTATCAGCGCCTAAATGGCCAAAATAAAGTACACGGTCTACAATATGGCCTGTTTTATCAACCTCTACCCAACTATCTACGTCCACATCAAACTTAGTCTGAAGGTCTTGTAACAGTGCTTGCAAACTGGTGTTAGCCGATACTGTGTAATCAAGTGTTACTAAGTTATCGTCAGCAATTCTTAGACTAAATGGTGCGTTTTTGTACATTTTAGATACAAAGGTCTTTAAGTCCACCTGCTTGTATACTTGTTCAGCCTGAATAAGTTGCTTACCAAGTTCAAATATAGCTGCGTTAATAGCACTAACTGTTATAAAGCCACTGTTACGGTCCGTCGTAGCATTAATTACTTTCATTGAGTAATAATGATTCGCCACTGAATCAAAGTACATTAGGTAATCTGTTGTGTTAATGCTTGTCCCTAACTCGGTAGCTTCTACGTTAACAGTCAAACTATGTGACCATTGCTTGGTGTTACCCTGTTTGTCTTGGTTAGTATAATCAACTGTTGTTAATCCTGTTGGATCGTTCGCATTATCAGTTGCCATTTGTGTCGTGATCGTATCACTAAAGAAAGCAGTTGCCCCATTACCATTATTAAGACTTAAACGTCCCTTAACTTGTAGGTTTTCATCAAGAACTGTATACATTTGTTATCCTTTCTTTGCTGATATGTACGAAAAAAAGCACCATTAAGTGCTTACTTCATTGCTGGTCTATAATTATATTTCACTGTTGCTTTATCAGGTGTTGGGAAGAACGTAATATCCTCCTTTTGACCACCTTTAAGCAAAGGGTATGTTGACGCTGGACTAAGGTACTTGTTGGCTACCTTACCATTTATATAAACATTTTCTGTTTCAGTATCAATAGTTGCTGTATCACCTGCATGGACAATTGTATGTGCTTTTTTAAGTGCATCAGCGGTTGTTATGCCTTGTACTGTTAAGTCCGTAACAGTTAGTCGGTCATCTTGATAAGATTGTACGAACTGATAAGATGCTGGCTTGTCTCCATCTGCCGGTGTCGTTTTAACTATCTTATCTTCGTGAATCGGGGTCTTACCAAAGAAGTAACCAATCTGTGCAACTTTAGTGTTAAATCCATCAGGTACTGTCATAGTGTAATCAAGAACTATGTTACCACTTTCAAGACCAGAACCTGCTATCTGCTTAACAAGTATGTGCATCTGATTACCAATCTTAGTCAGTTCGAAGTTGGCCCATAGATTCGTGATAATATTTGGTGCATCATACATAAACTCTTTAACGGTACTCGTAATCGTTCCAGGCTGATTAACACGACCTGCGCCTTTATCCCAGTTACCGCCACGATCATAGCTAGTGCTACGCCATGACCAACCATTACCATAACCGGGGTTAGGTGTACCAGCGTTGTGCCACCTTGACCATGTTAAGGTTTCCCCCATAGAACTGTTCCAAACTTGTGTCCATTTGTAATAATCTTGGGTACTGTTTTTCCAAATATCTGGTCCATTGGGAACTGTCGTATGTGATGTCTTATCTACTTCAACTTCCTTTGAGTAGACCTGCGGACCTGTTGCAACACCATTTGAATCACGCGGTGTCTTCCATTTTTCAACGGTTAGGGTCTCATGTTGCCATTTAACCGCGTCTGGTAAAAACCTTGAGTCATGGCCATCATATAAACATTGTGTAAAACGGGTACTTACTTGCCTGTCTACGGTAAAGTTAGGCTCATACTGGTTAATCTGTAATGTTACTTCATGACCACCTTTGTTCTGTGTCTGGTCTAACGCCCAAGTTGTATTACCAGGGCCAATATAACCGAACCCTTTAGCATAATTGGCATTTTCTTCGTCTGTATTACGTCCGAACATGACTTTTAATGTACCGTTGTTAGTATTTCCTGAATCATAAAGCCCCATTCTACCAATACGGTTACCATCTTTATCAAGTAAGTACACTTCTGTTCGTTGGTAGGCTCTTGCATAGAACTGTTGGTGACTAATTCTTGTTGATACACGGTAATCACCTGTACTACCTGTATTAAATTTTTTAGTTATTAATAACGGACCATAAGAAGTAGTCTTGCCTGTGTAATCTTTGGGAACTGTCCAAAATTTATCGACTGTAATGGCGTGCTTACCTAGCATTTTAACTACTGCATCACTAGCTATATCAGCATTGGATAAAGCCCAGTTTTGTGTACTCATATCAGTTACTTGTGTGAACGTACCGATATCTTGTATTGGGTCTCGATAAATAACCGGCATTAAGTCCTGTGTATTTGTATCATCTGGGAACCCTACAAAGACATTCTGGCCATCACTATTAGTGTAACCAAAGTTATTACTATCAGAATTAAAAGCGAACTGATAAACAGGTTTAGCTACGTCATTACCTTCAGGCATAATACTTAGCTTGTTTTGATTATCAGCTTGGCCAATAACTTGTTTGAGGTAACCGTGCGGATCTGATGCCGTGAATTGTAATGTTAAAGTGCTGTCCCATGTATCACTAACATATGAAGGGTCTGGAATCGAAGTAAAATGACCGTAAAAAGTGCGGTCAGGAAATGCGCCAAAAACAATAGGCGCTTCACTATTCCCTATTTGTATGAGAGCTTTACTCATTGACTCGATGTTTTGCAGATACTCATCTGAGTTAGCTGCAATTACAGTGATTGGTATATTAAATACCTTGGCCCCATAATTGTTCCGCAACCACCTTTGACCATACATACCAGAAACATTTTGTGAAATATCCGCTATGGTCGGTGCTACTGGTAAAGTTATATGCCCCACACTGATACCTAAATCTCGGCTAGATATACCGACATTTCCGGCATCAAAGTTACGGCCAACAACAAACTCATCGTCTTTAGGGTCAGGATATAACTTTGATTTAATTTCATCATCAATAGCCTTTAGTTGTTTAGCGCCTTCACTTGGTTCTTTGTAATTAAGTTGTTCTGGGTTTTCATTGCCCGCATTTGATATATCATTCTGAAAGCCTTTATCAGGGGCGTTAACATTGTCACCTGGTAACATCTCGTTAGTAAAGTCAGTTGCCATTTTTATATTCCTTTCATTATGTTTCTATGTACAAAAAAGACACTAATTACAGTGCCTAATTTTTATCCTTTTGCTAATGTCTGAAAAGCATTAACTCGCGCTTTAACTTTGTTTAATTCAGTGTTAGCCTGATCAGCACTAACAACGGCTGGTATTGGGTTGGCCTGTCCTTGCACTAATTGAGACATAAGTGCAATGGTTTGTTTTCCTTGTTCAACTAAAGCCATTAAAATGCTGTCTGAGTTATTAGAATTTTTATTTCCATAATCAACATCATTTATGGTATTACTTGCAAAATGAGTAACTGTCTCACCAAGCAACTCCATTGCACGAGATTTCTTCGACAAATCCCATGGAATAATCGCTTCTGTTTGACCACCCTCTGCCACATTGGCAACATGGGGCATATTGGTAATAACTCCATTAGCATAGCCGTGGCCATTACCGAGAAATGATAAATCACGACCATATCGTTGCATTGCATATCGCAAACCCACTTCAATAGAATCATAACCGTTATCCCATTTCTGACCTGGGTTAGCAAAGGCATTCCATGTACTTGGCGTAACCTGCATCAAACCGCGAGCTTCGTTACCACCGGTATTTATATCAACATAACCGCCTTGAACAGCCTTAGGATTACCACCTGACTCGGTTTGTATTTGGCGAAGAACTCGTTGAATCATGCTTGAATCAGTTGACAAACCTAGTTTAGCTAATGCTTTCTTAACATCGCTAGACCAACTTTGAACATCTCCACCAACACCTGTACTAGTATCGTTAACTGGTCCAATAAACTTCTGAATCCAATCAAACATACCGCCAACTTGGCTCTTAATAAGTTTTTGCAGTGGATTATTAGCTTCTACACCTTCTGCCCCACCACCAGACTTACCAAAGTCCAAGAACGTTGTAACGCCCGCTTTAGAACGTCCTGAGTAGGTGTGATAATTCCCATCTCCACCCCAGTTATATTCTTCACCACTAAAGGTGCCACCCTTGACACCACGAACCATAGCCACGTGGTTTCCAAATTCTGAACCTGGTCCATAAACGGCAACCATTCCAGGCTTAGGGTCATTAGTGTGTCGTACAGGGGCATTAACCCAATCAGAACCGTTTCCCAGTCCACTAAATAGGTTAGTTGGTACACCCATGTTCTTCAAAGAATTGGCTACGTAGCTGACACACTCACGATAGAAGTAGCCCCAAGGGTCAGCGCCACTATCTTTACCTACTGACTTCCAAGGGTAGTTGTCTCCTTGTCCGTCAACATCTCCAGTGTTTGCAGCATTATTAGCCATGCTCCACAAAGTAGACCACCAGTTTTTGGCCTGATTCTTAGACGGATCAAAAAAAACTTTGTCTCCAAGGTTATTCATTATACTGCCAAGGTCTGACTCACGTTTGGGATTGAATTTCTTTTCTAGTGATTCAATTGGATGCGAAACTGTATCTGTTATGTATCCCAACATCCTAGTGAATTTCTCTACTCCGTTAGACATTCCATCCCAAACGTTTGACGCAACACCGCCTATCCAACTACCGGCGCTTTTTATTCCGTCCCAAACTTTGCTAAACATTCCTGTCCCAGTAGCAAATTTAGGTATTCCACCACTCAACAGCATGGCAGTTTCTCTAGCATTCAAGACCTCAGTACCAGGTAATAATGGTCTAATGACGTTAGTTCCTTTAACTAATTCAGATTGCCCATTCGGGTGAATCAGCATTTCACGATTACCTGTCTCAGGACTATCGTTTCCATCATTAAGCATAGCTAATGTTGGTTGATTTATTTCACGTCTATTGGAGCCAAAAAAGCCAGTACCAGTAGCAAATTTTACAGCTATAGGCGCTATAGTGGCTTTAGGACCACCAAATGCGCTGATTAAACCATTTAATCCGCCTATTCCGATATTAATTGGAGTGAATAAACCATTTATTCCAGCTTCAGCGCTTTCTTTCAACCATTTCCACATTGTTCCTAATGCATCTGTCACTCCATCTCTCTCTTGACCAGCGCTTTTAGTTGTATTATTTTTTTGTTTCTCTGCCCAATCAGATAAAGTGTTGCTTTGAGTCTCTGCTAAACCAGTAACTTTATTTTTTTGATCCCCGTGTGTAGACACAACTCCATCTCTTTGGAGAACACTCTTGTTTTGAACCGCGCTTTTTTGTTTTTCTGCAGCAGAAACTACGTTGTGATATTGTTCCCCTGCCTTTTTCACAGTACCTTTTTTCTGATCATCAGCAGCGTCAATAACATCATCTCGCTGATTACGAGCTTTTTTAACAATATCATCGTATTGGTTTTTACTAATTGTCCCATTTTGATAATATTCTTTGTCAGCTGCAGAAACCGTATCCTTATATTTTTGGTTAGCTGCTTTTACGGAGTCATCTCTTGTTTTATAAGCCTGTCCAACTACGGTATCGTAGTTCTTTTTTGCATCTTTTTCATCCTGCAGTATCTTCTTTAGGCTTAATTTATGCGTTGTATCATTAAGCTCATTTAAAATGTCTTCTTGCTTTTTTGCAGCAACTTTCGTTGTTTTTGATACGTTCTCATTCAATTTCATCTCAGATTTAACAATATCGTCAACATATTTGCTGTGAATTTTTGTTAACTCTT